CACCGCCCACCGAGCGCATCAGACGACCCTCAGCACGATGTCGATCACAACAGCAGCCGCGAACCCTGCTGCGGCAGCGCCAACGGCAAGGTTCTTCTTTGCCCTCTCCTGTTTGGAGGGCATGATCGGAACCGCCCGGTACTTGCCGATCCTGCCGGTGTTCGGGGTGTTCGGCTCAGGCGGCGCTGGGCGCTCGCTGGGCATCTAACCCTGCTCCTCTGAAACGACTGTCAACGTCAATGAACTGTCCTCGCTGGTGGCGGTGAGGGTCTGAGATGTGTCCTCGCTGGAAGCGGTCAAGGTGAGGCTGTCCGCCGACTGCTGTGTCAGAACCAGCGTGTCCTCGTCCTCTTCGGTCAGGTTCAACAGGTAGTAGGTGCCCTGGACGGCGAGAAGACCAGTGCCGAACGCCTCGAACACGCTGTCCGTTTCGATGGCAAGAGCGACAACATCGTCGTAATCGACGGCAGGGTTGTCGATCACCGAAGCGTTGAACGCGGTGTCCGTCTCGATCGCGATCTCGACACTGATCGAGTTGACCCCGGTCGATGATCCCATCGTCAGGAGCAGCGGGATCTGGGTGGAGCCGGACGGCAAGGTCAGCGACGCCTGGGCGTCCAGGGCCGTGTCCGTCTCCACGGCTATGTCAACCGCGATCTCCTGGCCTACGCCAGTGACAATCCCCGCGAGGAGCAGCGGAAGCTGCGCCTGCGAGGACTGGAGCGGTGGCTGCGATGCCGTGTACTCCGCAGCAAGGAGAAGCATCTAGCCAACGCCGAGAAGGGGGAACAGCGATGTGCCCGAGGCGGGCTTGACGGCGATGGCGGCCTGCGAGTAGAAGTCGCTGTTCAACCACGAATGCGACATGGTGACGCTAGAAGCCCCGGCCTCATACGATGACGCGCCGATCACACCAGGGTTGTACGATGCGTCGTACACCCCGTACAGATCCGACTGCCCGCCACCGATCGTCCAGGTGTCGTCAACGCCGTCCTCAATCTTGGCGCACACGTCCAACACCAGCCCGCCCGTCTGCGACGTCAATGCCAGAGACGACGACGTGCCCGTGGACGACGGTGCTTTGAAGTCCGTGTCCTCCTCCGGGGTGGTGGTGTCCACCCCGGCAAGGTTCACGGCAGCAAGGAAAAAGTTACGCGAACTTGCGTTTGTCCAGGTGATGTTGGCGGTGGTGGCGGTCGGGTTGATTGTCCGAAAGATCACGCAAGCCACCCGGAAATCCGGTGTGCCGCTGCCCACGACCTTCGTCATGCTGGATCCGTTCCATGAAACGCTGGCGATGTCACCGTCCGTATAACGGTTGCCGATCAGCACGTACAGCACGTCGGTGCCGGACGTGACCGTGTGCGACACCGAAGTGGCGGTGTATTGCGACTTGGTGATAGAGCCGAGAATCGAGACGGCCATGTCAGATCCACCCGTAGTGGGCGAACGCGTTGGCGATTCCCTGCGCCACGCTGGTCGTCCCGTAGTTCGGGTTGCGAACAGCCCACAGCATCGAGTTGTCGTGATAGATCGTGGTCGTCCCGTTGGCTGCCGGATCCCGCGTGTACCCCTGTTTCCAGTCGGTCAGGTTGTCGTAGGTGTGGAGCGGGATGTTCACGAGGTCCAGCGGCTTGGCTGGCGTCGTCTGCCCGTTCGCGGCAACCCACCCTTCCGCGATGCCGTTGTTGTCGGCCCCGAGACGCAGACGGATGAGGATGTTGTACCACGTATCGAACGAGATCGGCCCCCACGATCGGTTATTGCCCGACGTTCCGGCAGGACGCAGTTGGCCGTTGGGATAGACGGGGCCGCCCCAGCACTGGAACGATAGGTTGCGGCTTGACCCGAGATTGATGCCCCAGCAGTTCCACGTTGCCGTTGCGTTCGCAGAGCCTCCGCTGTGCAGGTCTTCGATCCACCCCCAGCCGTTGTTCGTTGACAACTGGGATCCCGACGGCACCATGATCGAGAACGAGAACACGGCGTCCGTGCCGACCTGTGTCTGCTCGTCGTATGTCCAGCCGCCCCACGGCCAACCAGCCCGCCACTGGGCGCGCTCATGGCCCCACAGGTCGCCGCCGTCGAGGTTGATCACACGCAAGACACGGCCCACGCCGACGTTGCCTCCAGCATTGACCGCACTCGGAGCCGCAACATTGGTGACGGAGTTCCCGGCGGACAACTGGTATCCGGCCCACTGTGAGTCGAGCGCGGCCCCGTTGTCGTAGTTCGTCGTGGCGACAGGGAGGCCGGTGTCGGTGTTGGAGATCGTCACGAACGACGACTGGGTCTGGTACACCCGGCCGTCGGCGGTCACGTCCGCCCGGATCGTGTGCGACCCGTCCGCCACAGCCGACGTGTCCCACGGGTTGCCGTTGCCAGCCGTGGTGCCCTGATAGTCCCACGGCGCAGCGGCCTCTGTGCGCACCAGGGTGCCGTCCAGGTAGAACGACACGCTCGTGATGCCGGGATAGTTCGGCACGAACACGTACTTCGTTCCCGACAGGGATCCAGAGAGCGGCACAGCGTTCGAGTGGTCGGCGTTTGATGACACCATGATCTGCACCTTCTTCGGGTTGAAGTTCGAGTCGTACGACAACGACGACCCGATCTGCTCCGAACGAGACTGGTATCTGCCCCTGGACTGGCGCACTACACGTACTTGTGGTAGCTGACCTGGACGGTCGCGGCGTTCGTGATCCCGATCAGCCGGACGTTCGACAGGTTGTCCAACTCGATCGCGTCACCGCCCGCCAAATAATGACCCTGGGTGGTGGTCGGGTAGGAGGCGCTGCCGTCGCGTGTCCAACGGATCGCCACAGAGGTCGGCTCCACCGACAGCCAGCAATGCGTCGCACCGGAAGGCACGGTCAGGGTCGTCACGGTGGACGTGGACACGGACAGCGCGTACTGTCCGCCCGTCACCGCCGTTGCCACCGCAGGCCCAACATCGACCTGCTGCCACTGTCCCGAACCGGAATCCCTCGACGCGATCACCGTCCCGTTCGGAACAGCTCCCGTGCCTGAGTTGGTGAACGTCACATTGTCAGCCACAGAATCTCCTAGACGTAGAAGACCACGACGCTCACGTCGTTCGCGGTCGGGGCGGTCGTGTCGGAATCGGCATACCCGGTCGTGCAGGCCACCGTGATCCCGTTCGAGAACTGCAACCAGTACGGGAACGCGATATGGCCGGCAGCCGACGGTGGCAACTTGAACTTGAAATTGGTCGCGGTTGACCCGACCGTCGTACCGCCAGCCGTGTTGTCATAGAACTTCAGCACCCTGGCGGACGTGGAGGCGTTGTAGAAGTAGTAGCCCGCCACAGCACCGGCAGACCCCTTCACCTCCTCCTCCGTCTCGTCCAGATCCTCGCTGGAAGAGAACGCCAACAGATCACCGTACGCGGCCACGATCCTCGGAATCACCGAAAGACCGTTCGTCGTCGCGGTAATCAGATCCCCCACACCGTCCTGCGATATCGCCAGCTTGATGACCTGGGCATGGCCCCCCGCCCCCGTATCATCGGTCAGGATCGTCGTGCCTGATCCAGCAGTAATCGGAACGCCGTCTGCCATTTACGCTGCCCTCGCCCAGTCAGAAGTGAAACGAACCGTGATGTTCGACCCGTCAGGGGACACCACGAAATCATGCAACGACATCGGAATCACCGAAGAATCATTTCCCGCCGTCGTATCAGGATCGTACGCAACCACGATCTTCGACCAATCATCCCCGGCACCCACAAGATTCCACTCCTGATCCGGCAACCCAAGCTGCACACGATCATTAGAATCATCCGCCGCAAACGCAGACAGATCACTGTCAGTCAACGTCTTCCGGGCATAGTTCGTGTTCGTCACCTCGGCAGTCGTCCCAGACAACATCGCAGACACCGAATCCGTGTCCAAAAGCGTTGCGTCAGACTCCAGACCAGACGTTGCCAGGGCAAGAACGATGATCGCGCTGTTCGCCCCGTCATTGTTCTTGACGCGGTAATAGAACTCGCCCCAGCGGCCCTTGGAGATGTTGAAGATGCTCGCGGCCATCCAGGCCCTTTCTGTGCGTTAGAGAGGCTCTCAGAGCCATACAAGGGGTAAAGAAGAAGGATTCCGGAAAAGACAGGATTCCGGAAGGTCAATACCAGGCACGCAGCCCTGGCTGATTCGTCTGACGAGGGGTTCTAGTTACGATTCCTCTGTCGATGCGGGCTGCGCCGGGGTACGGCCCCCGGTATGCCCGCCGGTGCCGCTCTCATTGATGTATTGCATGCATGCCTCGTGCATGCCCGTGCATGCCTACCTGCCTAGCCTGTCCCTCTTTCCCTCTGTCCTACTCTCCTACCTGTGGAGGGTCATAGGGTGGATACCGCCTGGGCACTAGCCCCACGGGTAGTGGGCTAGTAGTGGGCTAGCCAGTCTCGGCCAGCCTCAGCAGGGTACGGCGCTCTTCCGGGGACAGGGCCAGGATATCCTGGGGTAGGGAGGGTGCCTGCTCAGTCCTATCCTCGGTCGGCTGGACAGGCCTGCCGTACACTCGGGATAGCCATAGCTCGATGCCTCGCAGGGCGATCGAGTCATCCTCAGACAGGGCCAGACTGCGTAGCCTGTCTGTCAGCGCGTCCGCTTCTGCCTCCAATCTCTGCCCCATCATGGCCCTAACCCCTAGTCGTGCTACCTCTTCCTGCTCTTCTCTTTTCCGTAGTCGTTCCTTGCGTACCTGTACGGATGTCTCCCTCATCCGGGACAGTCTCTCTTCCCTAGCAGCATCCGTCATACCGTGTACGGGACAGAACTTCTCCCCAGGCTTCACTCTGGAGCGGCAGGGTTTACCGGCTGAGGTTAGGGCGGAACATGGCATACTTGACTCTTTCCGGTAGCGGTGCTACCGTTCTCTATGACACCTACCACGGGAGGGAACATGTACTACGAATTGAATCAGGATAGCCCGGAACTATTGGAGGCTATGGAGGCCGCTACAGGTTTCCAGTGTGGCGTACTGAACACGGGCGGGGGATGCACGGTTCTCGCAATCGACCTCTCGCAGGATGCCCGGTTTCTGGGGCGTCAAGTCTGGCTCACGCGGGAGGCCCAGTGGGTGCTCGGGTTCTATGACTTCTCAAAGGACGAGCAGGACGAGGGAGTTACCGTGTACCTCATCCCTCGGGATGCGGACGATGCGACGAGTGTCGCTGCTGAAGTTGCGGGAATTCTGACTCGCCTAGGAACCACCTACCACTAGGGAGGGAACATGCACGAGCCAATCGCATACACCTACAACGCCGATACGCATTGCCCATCATGCGCCGAAGAGGCTTTTGGGCGTTCTGAGGATGGAGACATTGCCCCCGATGCAGGCGTCATCGCACCGTGGGATGAGTGCGACCCTGCGACCGGTATCTGCTGCGGCACTTGCGGATGCGAGATTGTCGAATCCCTGCCGTATACCGTGATCGAGAACACTCCCGGCTATCTGCCCGACGATCCCGACCCTGCCAGGTTCCATACGTTCCGGGAGGCCGTCCGCTACATGGTCGAGCAGGTGAGAGACTACCGGGATAGCCTGCGAGACTTCGGCGGAGACCCTGAAGGGTGGCTAGACCGGACTCTCGGGCAGGCATACATGCGAGACGCCGGCCGGAACCACGATTTAGGGCGTTCGTTCGAGGTTGTCGATACGCCGAACCTGTAGGACGCCCTGCGACTCTTCCCGGCTAGTCCGGGGAGGGTCGGAGCGCATCCGCTCCAAACCACCTACCACGAGGGAGGAACCATGCAATACGCGGACGGTACATCCCTAGACTTTTCGCAACCCCGGGGACATACCTGTAAGGGTTACGCTCTGTGCCCAGATGGGAAGATTCGGGCTTTTCGGGGCGGAACGGCCGATACATTCTTCTCTGTCCCTGCGAGGGTTAGCGCGCAGGGAACGACGGTTTCCGGGTTTGTGACGGTAGAGACGAGGGATGGGTATTCCACGCCGACAGGGGATGATCCATTTATCGTGCGATTCGTCCCCTACAAGTACGGGAAGAATCACAATCTCGTCTCAGGGTCGTAACCTGTAGTACGCCCTACGACTCCACACCTACCAACGGAGGTACACCATAATGGGGCTTTATCTACTCAGCGGAGAATGGCATACGTCCGACGGCGTTAGATGGTTCTGCGGACTTCCCGTTTCCGCGCATTCGAGGGATGGCGCAGTCACCCGAGCGGAGGCTTACGGTTTGATAGTTGACACCGTTCGG